CCAGCAGATGAAGAAGCAATTAATGATCTATCATTTCTTTCTTGTGAAGGAGGAAGTGCTAATAAACCATCTGTCATCTGTGATTGTCTTCGTCTTAAAATATTATTAGAAATAACATTAACACCATATAAAACACCCATACCAGTACCAACAGCCATTAAAGGTAAATTTTCTTTTAGTTTATCCCAATATGTAGGAGGTGTAACATATTCAGGTCGTGTAGGTAAGTTATTACCCATCGGTGTTAATTCTGGTTCAATTATGGTTTCTTTTTTTGCGGTTTCTGGAATATTTAAAGATTCAGATACAACAGGTTTAGATACAACATTATCAGTTTTTTTAATATCAACATTTTTATTATTAAATAAATCAGTTAAACTATCTTTTGAAGTTTGTTTATCAAATGCTTTTTGGTAAGAATCAAAAAAATCACTATCTTTAAAATTTTTAAATTTTTCTTCTTTTCTTAAACTATCAAATTCTCTTTTATATCTTTCATTAAATTTATCTTGACTATCATATTTAAAATATGTATAACCATCACTTGTAAATTGTTCTCTATCTATTTTTGGTTCTTTTTTTGGAATTTCTGTTTTTATAGGAGTTGGTTCTTTTCTTTGTGTAGGTTGTTCTTGTAAAATTAAATCTTGATTTCTTCTTGCTTGTTTTAATTGTTCTAGTTGTTGTTGTTGTGCTTGTTGTCTTAAAAATGAAAAAACTTCATTATTACCACTTCTTGCAGTTAATGTTGAATTAGATTGAGGAGGTGGAAATAATCCAGATTGTTTTGTATCTTTTTTATCATCTTGTTTATCATCTTTTTTATCATCTTGATTATCACTATCTACATTATTATTTTGAATATTATTTACAATATCTCTCAATTCAGGATTTAAATTAATTGTAAAATCTCTTCTTGTATCATCATCATCATCATCATCATCATCGTCATCATTTCCTCCTCCTCCAAAATCAAGAAAATCTATTGCTTTTTTTTTTAATTTTTTAATATATCCTAATTGACTTAATCTATATAAACCAGCTAATACAGATATAATAGTAGTTGTAATTGTAAATGTTTTTTGTGCTAATTGTGTATCTGTAATAAAATAAGATATAACACCCATTAAAACAGATTCTAATCCTTTTTTTGTATCATTAAAAAAATCTTTATCTTTTGATAATAATTCTAATGCTTTAACAGGGTCGCCATCTGCTTTTACTAATGCGTTAAATATTTTACTACCATTTTTTTCAATATAACTTTTTTCTTTTGGTGGAATAGGAAGAACTGGATTTTGCTGTAATAATCTTTTATCTTGTGCCGCAGTTGATTTTCCTTTTTTTGGTTTTTTTGGTTTTTTTTCTTTTGGTTTTTTTATTTGTTTGCATTTTTGTAAAAGTTTTTCTAATACAAAACTTTTATCTTTAACAACATCATTTTTTAAATAATTTCTACATGTTTGAGATATTTTTTCATCGTATATGTTTAAATTTTTAATCTCATCATTAATTTCTTTTATTGATTTAAGAGAACTCCATTTTGAATCAACTTTTAAATTTTTTAATTTTTCTAAATCTGATTCACTTAATTTCATATATAAATATATATATTATATTTTTTCTTCTTCTGTTTTTAAAACCTCACGATCCAATTCACAACAACAGCAAATAATTCTACTACATCTTGAATTTTTCATTTTATCACATAATATAGCAATCAAACTCCCAACGGAAGCTATTAATATAGTTATTGAAACTGGTTCGCCCATATATATAGTTATTAATATTTTTATTTATTCATTAATTTCTTAACTTCGTTATATTCTGCTGTTCCTTTTTTTGGAATTTTATATTTCCCCCCTTTTTGTTTATTATATTTTTTTAATGCCTCAATCCAACTCATTTATAAATATACTAAATATTATTTTTTTAAATGAACTTTATCTATTTTATGAGATTTTGAAGTAGGGTCAAGGGAGGCGTAAATCCTGCTATATGCCCACTGCTGTGCGTTTTTAACATTTGGTCTTACACTTTGAGGATTTGATGTAAATGCTCCTTCACCCTTTTCAAAAATAGTGTTTAATCCTGATAATTTATATTTTGTAATTTTCGCAATCTCTTCTAAATTGTGTGGTTCATTTAATTTAAATCCATATTTACGATTAAATTTTTGTTTATAAGTATAACCCATTTATATAATATAATATTTTTATTTTCCGTGTTTTTTCATCGCTATTTGGTGTGCTTGTTGAAAACAAAATCCTTTTAACATTTGAGATTTCATTTCGTCCATATGTTTTTTAGTATGATGCTTACTATGTGTTTTCATTAAATCTTTTTGTGTTTGTGATAATTCTTTTTTAGGTTTAAATAATGGTTTCATATAATATTATTAAATATTTTAAAATAATATTATATTTACTTTTTTTGCATGGGAGGAGGATTAAAGCAAATATAATTTAAGCATTAGCAACAATAGTTCCTGAAACGCCGTCCAACGAATATATAACATCATAAAGGAGGAATTGATCCATAAGAATAGGACTGCTTGAACCAGCATTACTACCTCCTGTATTTGTAGTTATTTCAAAAACAATAGGAAGACCTTGATTAGCAAGGGACATACCACTCTGAACGTTAGAATGGGGGTATGATTCTAAATCAAGAGCATAGGCAACACGACAACCAATATTTTTAGTACCAGTACCATTTGTGTTATTATCTGGTGTAAAGAAATTATCAGGAGTAAAACAAGATGCCGAATAAATATTACCAAGATTAGAGAGCGACATCATAAGATTAGAATATACTTCTCCTATATCTCTTTGAGAACCATCTGTAATAGCACCTCTAACACCAGCACCAGCAATAGCGATAGGTTTAGATGGCATTCTCTGCCCACCAATTGTATAATGATATTGTGTAGCATCAAGCGACCTTCTGCAAGAAACAGAATCTACTTTAAGATTAGTAACATCAGTTGCTTTTCTAAACATACTAAAAATTGATTTAACAGATCGTTTGCGTGAAGCAGTTGTAATAGTAACATTACCAACAGCAGAAGGTAATGATGACTGAACGTTATGATATGAAGTAGATGCCCAATTAATAGGAATACCTGCCGAGAGAACTTGACGGAATGATGCGTTAAATTCTGGCCCCATAGTTAATACTGGTATATGAAGTTCAACATTATCAATAGTCCAATTAAAAGAAGTGGAAGTTGTTGTTGTTTTTGTAATGAAAGGAGTATTTAAACTTGCAAGTGTAAGCTCCAACGATGATACACCATTTTGGAAACCTAATGGGCATAATCTGTCACTACCACCCATAAATCCAGACATAGGATAGTGTGTTCCTGTAAAAGAACCACCTTTTGAAATTATAACACGATCTGTAGGAAGAGCAGCGAAACCAGTAGCTTCACCAACAGCAACATTTGAAAGAGGAGTTTTACTCGTTCCTTCTGTAATAGCCATAGACGATTGACGATGGTTGTCGGAAACCATACCATTCATAAGAGCATAAGCAGAGTTATAATGTACTATTTCTTCTAAAACAGAACCAACACTATTAACAACTCTAAAAGTATCAATTACAGCAGCACAACCAGCTTCACCATCAAGTGCTAAATCATCTGTTGCCTGATTACCATTAGTAATTCTAAATTTAAGATAAGCACCTTTAAAATTTACAAAAGAATCAGTAGGTACATTAAATGGAATTCTTATCTGTTGGTCTGGACCATAACTTTGTCCGTTGCTCGGTATGAGAGTATGGTATTGCATATTTGCTAATGGCGAACCCACTTTAAGCAAATCACTATAACGGAGGACGGAAGGGGTTTCACTTAAATCCTCTTGGAAAGTTCTTTCTTGATCCATAGACATTTTTATATTATACAATAATATAAAAATTTTTATACTTTTATTTTATTTATTACATTTTTTTTGCTAAACATTTAACATGTTTCATCAAAATATACTCTTAATAGCATTTCATAATTATTACTTGAAAAAAGTGATAATAATGTTCCATCTTCTTTTTTGAGTTTAATATTTACTAAACCTTTAAAAATATTTGCTACTTTAACATATTCATTTTCAAAAGTATCTCTATTAGTAAAAAAATGAGAACTACTTGTCGCCAAAGGCATTAATCCAATTATATTACTTGATACTAAACCTCCGCCTGCTGTGTCTGTCCTAGCACCACATGGTTGCGGTGAGTTCATTTCAATTAACATAGTTGAAAAAGAAGATAGATTATTAGCATTATGACCTATCGCCATATATGCGAGTTTTACATAACAATATCCTAAATTTGCGTGTTGAGATAAGTGAGGCATATTCTGAACCGCACTACCTAAATCAAATGTTAAACTATCTGTTGCAACTGATGCTCCTTCTATTGATTGTTTTGAATTTAAATATAAATTAAATACTTCTTTCATTTATATTAATTATATATATTATTTTTTATCTAATTAAATTTGCTAATCCCCCAGATGGTTGATTAAAAGTTTCAGTTGATTTAGCACCTGTTTTAACTGCTCTTACAGCACCTTTTACTGCTTCTCCTGTTTTATCTGCTCCACGAGCTATTGCTCCAGCAAGACCAACTAAATTTTTTTGAGCTACTGATCCACGAACTAAATTACCACCAGCACGAGCAAAAGCGAAAGATTGTTTTACATCACCTATTGTTGGTACATACGATCTAGCCAGAGTTCTCGCACCTAAACTAGTAGATTCTTTTAATCCCATACCAGCAGCCTTTGCTGATTTAAAAGTTCTTGCGGCACCTTTTAATGCTCTTACTTCATAAGCACCAGTATATTTAGATAATAAACCCAAACCTACATTTAATCCCATTCTACCAATTGTACTCCAATCTAGTTTCTCTTCTCCTCTTGCTAATTTAACTACATCATCAGCAACATCTATTCCTGCTTTAACCAATCCATAATAAGGTATAAAACTCGTTAATCCAAAAGTATATTGGTCTGCTTTATCTGTTACATATTTCAAACCTTTAACACCTACTGAAACTGCGTCACCTAATTTTTTACCTACATAACTCACACCACTAACTATTTTTTGTCCGAGAGATTTGAAAAACGATCCAAACGACATTTTATATATTATATAATATTAATTTTTTTTTAAAGATTTTAAATTTTTTAAACTTTCCATTCTCATTTGTTTGTCATGATTTACTTTTTCATAAATATCAAATTTTTTAATCATATCTTTATGTAAATTAATCTCTCTAAATTTTTCTTTTGGTTTGCTATAAAAATCAATTTTTAAATTTATTTCATAATCAGCATTACCTAAATCTACATCTATATTTTCATCTTGAAATGTAATAGCAACATCAATACTATTTATACTTCTTTGACTTAATTCCATCTCAAAAGGTGTAGATGGATCATAAGTAAAAAAACTATTTCTTGAATATAAAACTGGTATTGTTGCAAGAATATTACTATATTTACCTGTACTTGATTCTATTATTTTTTGATTTGATAAATTTGGAAGTCGTACATAGAGAGAATTTTGTGTATCTGTAACATCAACCGCACGATTAGATACTAAAGCACTAAAACTATTGAAATTGTAATCTTCGGCATCAAACCCAAGCATTCTTCTTGGACTATTTGCGAAAGTGAATTTAAAAGTTGTAATGAATTGTGAATTAGAAATTATTCTTACTCTATTAGTTTGCTCGTCATAGGTAAATGTATATTCTACAGCACCTCCATTTGCGGTTTCCATAATTTCTTTAATTTTAGTCATTAACTCTGTAATGTTATAATTACCATCTGGTATTTGTATATTATATTGTTGTCCGTTTTCAATAAAAGTAATTAAATTATTTTTGCTTATTGATGATAAATTATAAAAACTATTTGGAAATATAGCAGATGTTAAACTAACTGCTAATCTCTCATCGTCGTTTGCTTCTATTGGTTCAAATAAAACAAATCTACCACGATTACCTGTATTACCTGATGAAGTATTTATTAAATCTCTTGATCTAATACAAATATATATACTACCCCTTGTTTTTGTATAAGACATTATATTATATATTATTAAGATTATTTTTTAGAATAATATACCCTTGATGTTTAATAGATTTAATATGTCTTTTAAAATGAGGTTTTGAAATAATAACACCACATACACATTTTATTTTTTCTTTATTTTTATCAGTATTATATGAAGGCATTTTGCTACATATTAATACAAAGTTAAATCTCTAAATCAATTTTATAAATTTATAAGCAACCCCACAACAATCTCACAGAATAATAATTTGCTGATGCTGGATCATTATAAGTAAATTGATTTTTTTTGTTTTTAATACCCATTGCCCTACTACAATAATTTTTCTGCCTTTCTTTATCTTTATGATCTAAATGGCTATACAAACCAAGACCAGTAGTGTCTTGATATTGCTCGTATCGTTTATCTCCAAAATGTACTATTCCAGAATTAGTTTCTATCATATATTTTTTATTTTTTTTATTAGATTTTTTAATATTTTTTTTATTCATATATAATACTAAATATAAATAAAAAATTAATTATATAAAATAATTATCATCTCCATCTTCACCAGATTCAGTATCATTATCACTTTCTTGTTTCCAAAGATTTATCCACTTACGACTATCAATATGATTATAAATATCAAACGGATTAAATTTAAAATAATTAACTCCTCCGTGTTTTACAAGTTGAGAGAATGGAATTTCTATTTCTTTTAATCTACTTTTAAAACTTCTACTATTAACTGCTTTTGTTTCATCTTTTAAAAATTTATGTTCTTTACAAAATTTTTGATATAAATTAAATAAATCACTAAAAGAAATTTCTATATAATCATCTTCATCTAATTCAAGATCTAAACTTTCCCATTTATTTTGTAATACAAATTCTTCAAAAAATAAAGCTTCAATTGGACTATACAGATTACACATTTCTTTATATGCTTGCGTAATAGGTCTTTTTTTTCTCCAATCATAGTTAGTTAAATCAATACTCATAAAATATTGATATAACGCCTGCATAGTTTCAGGTTCTCTCAAATGATTATACAAGTTAGTCCAAAATTTACTTGAATATTTTAAATATACATCTGTTGCTTGATATACAACATATCTTCTGTCTTTTGATTTTACATCAATTGGAATAGGATTAGATTTATTTGTAGTAATAATAGTTCTTGCTTGATTAGCAATTAGTGTAGGTCTTTCATGCTTTGGATTTATCGTAATAGTTGGTTCTGTAATAAATGATTTAATTTTACCTTCTAAATCAAAAGTATCTTTACCTTCACATTCATTTAAATTAACTAATAATTTTCTATAATAACCCTCTGCGTGTGTTCCAAAAAAATCATCAGGACGAGATGAAGTAATATAATGAACTTCATTAAGCATATTACCAATAGCGTCTAATAAAATATTTTTACCTACCCCTTGCTTACCTTTCATAATAATACAAATAGGAGGTTTATTATTTGGATCTTGAAAAATTTGTGCTATAAAATTAATAAAATATTTTGCGTGTTCTGATATACCACCACATAATTCTTTTGTTAAATCTAAAAAAGGTTTAATTTTTTTCATTATAAATTCTTTTTCCATTTTTTCACCTAGAATATTTTTATTAAATCCTTCAAAAACATTATATATGTTAGGATCATCATAAGGAGATTCAATATTATATGGGATAAAATCAATAATACGATATAATCTATGTTTTAAATCATACGACCATTTATCAAAAAAAGAAATTTCACCCATAGCATTAATAAAACCACTATTAATTGGTTTTAATAAATCTTTGACAGAAGCTGGTTTTAGAATATTTGGTTTTTTATGAATACCATTTTGAAAAATATAGAGAGGTTCAGGTTGTTGTATTTTACATAAAAATAATTCTATATATGCTTTTCTTTTTTCATAAGTTTCAGAACTAGATTCACCGATTAATGAACCGCAATAAAGTTGATTATATTCATCAGTACATTTAAAATCATAATTAGAAAAATCATATTCTTTCTCTACTATTTCAAAAAAACATTCCATCGGTTTAATTGTAAAATTAACTTTGTATCCAGTATAATCAAAACAATAAGACGATAGTTCTTCCAGAATATCTTTATTAAAATTATTTGTATTAATTAATAATCCATCAAAACAAAGAGTATCAATAATAAATCCAAGTTGTCTTAATTTTTGGACGGCAATAGTAATAATATTATCTTCTATAACTTGTAATGTATAAGATAAACAAGTAGATTTTTTATTTTTATATTTTTCTTTTTTTAATTTTTTAACATCATTAAATATATTATTTTCAATAGTATATACATATTCAGTAATTAATTTAATTTCTTTTTCCATTTCAAATACCCATTCTGGTAGAGATTTTTTAATATCAAAAGAATTTTCACAAGAATAATTAATAATATTTCCTCCATATAATATTGCAATAAATAATTCTTTTGCGATTTTTCTTGATGTATCAAATAAATTAATAATTTCTTGTAATCTTATATTTCTATTTTGGATATAATCATCAATACAAGGACAATTTAAATTATTTTTTTTACAATATTGAGATAAAACAACAAAATGGCAATTTTCTATATCTATATCAGTATGAGTATCAAATACAAGTGTTTCTCTAATCTTTCTTTTAAAGTTTTGTAATGAGAGAGATTTTTTAGCATATTTTCTACCAATACATAATCCTTGTGTTTCATATTCAATTCTAAATGCCTTTTCTTTTTTATCCCATTTTCTTAAATATGATTTTAATTGTTTCTTACTATCGTCATCAATTTCATAATTATTAATTAATGATTGTACTTTTTCATATTTAATATGTTCGTAAAGAACATTAATCATTTTATATTATATATATAATAATTTTTGTTTTTAAATGTGTTTTGTAAAACATTTTATTTTGTAATACAAAATATTTAATTCTCTTCTTCTTCTTCTGTAATTTTTTTTAATTTAATTTTAAGTTGCTCGTTTCTTATATCTTTTTTATTTTCATTATTTATATTTTTCAAATACATAGATGCGTTATTAAAGTTTTCTAATTTATTTAAATCACCAAATTTATCATTTAATTCATTATTAGATATATTTAATTTTTTTTGTAAATATTTTAAAGATGCTTTACCACTATCATATCTTTTCATTCTCTCTACGGCAGATAGTTTATGATATAAATCATCATAAATCGGTTTTCTCCCCATTTTAAATAGTATAAAATAATTTGTTTAAATTATTTTTGTATATTTAATTTATAAAGTATAATTTGTAATTAATGTATCTACATTAGTTCCCCTTGATTCAGAGATTTCTTTTAATATATGTGGATTTTCATTTTTAATATTATCAAATATAATAATTTTTAAATAATTACCTTCACCTATACCCTTATAAGTTGCTTTCATAATATAATATCCAATACCATCTTCATTCATAATAAATTTTTCTTTTTCATCTTTATTTTTTCTCTCGTTAATAAGATTTTTAATAGCATTTACAAATTTAGAATCTACGATAGTATGTTGTTTTGTTCCATGTGCGTACGATGTCTTATAATTATTTCTTATATATAAAACTTTTTTATTTCTTTTATCATACCACATATAATTATAATTTTTATCAATAGTATCTTTTTTTTTTAATTTAATTAAAAAATTAATATCTTCATTTCTAACATAATAATTCAACAACAAATAATTTATAATATAATCAGACCATAATTTATTTTCATATAAAAAATCTGTGTATTCATATAGATCTTTGAGAGATTGTAATTCATCTTTCTTTTCTTGATTTATTTCTTTTGTATGTTTATTAACTTTTTCAATATTATTTTTTTTTTCTTTATATAATATATCAGTATTTAGTTCTTTCATTTTTCTAACTAATATTGCAATATTTAATAACGATTGAATAGTATTAATATTATCTATATTATCATTTATTAATTTAATAATTTTATCTTGTGATACATGTGATACATCACTATTTAATATATTAGATAATTTTTTATATAATCTCTCATAGGTAGAAATTGTTTTGAGAGATTTACCTTTATTATATTCTATAAACTGATCTATTTCACTCATTATTATATATTAACATTAATTATTTAAATAATTATGTATCTAAAATATTTTTATAATGAAGTTTTATATTTTCTTTTAAATCATCATATATATTTTCTAATTTATATAACCATTTAATATATGATTCAGGAATATCAGTAATTAATTTATTTTTATATTTTCCAAATTTAATAATCATAGGCATACATTTTTTAGAACAATATCCTAATCTACCACTTGATGTTCTACGATCTAAAATATTCTCTCCACAAATACATTTTGTTTTAACTATATCTAAATATAATTTATTACTAATTTTATTTACACAATTAGAACCAACAGCAAAAATTAATTCAGTAGGTATATGTTGTATGTAATATAAAGTTTCTATTTTTTGAGAGCAAATACAATACGATTTAGAAATATCATTTGGAGAGATTACAGATAAAGCATTCCAATTTTTTTCATTAAATATTTCATTTGTTTTTTTTTCTATTATATATAAAAATTCTCTCTCTTTATTTTTTTCAATAGGATTAATTAAATGTGTTTTATTATAATTTCTTATTAAAATACCATTATCTTCAACTAGTACATCTTCTATATTATTATTAGACATAATTAAAATATAAAATATTTTGTATTTAAATAATTTTTAATTACTAATTTTTTGTCTTTTAAATGATTCTCCGAAAAATTGAACTGGAAAATCCGTATATACATTTATATCATTAAAACAAAATGCCGAAAATCCTTAAAAAAGATATTATTAATCATATTGAAGAATTCTTTGAAGAACGAGGACAAAAACTAACTAATCTCAAGAAAGCAAAAATAGATGAATTACATGAAGTAATGAAAAAATATAATATCCCACCAATAGATAAAGATAAAGTTAATAAAGAAAAAAAAGAAGAACAAGAAAGAAAAGAAAGAGAGAGAATAGAATCGGAAAAAGAACAAGAAGAATGTAAAAGAAATTATAAGTTAGGACAACTTATGAAAAGAATAATTAATACTAAATTAATAAAAGACTTTTATAAAAATGATAAAAATAAATTTTCAAAATGGCGTTCTTATTTACATAGAAAAGAAATTCAAAATTATAATAAATATATTGATAAATATGAAGATGTAAATCAAGAATTTATTAGTTTTCATGGCGATTTACGAATTGAACTTAAAACTATTGGTGATGATTGGTTTCTTCGTGTAAGAGAGTATCGTAATATATTAAAATACTCTCTTAAATTACAAAATAAATTACAATATTTTTATGGAGATATATATGAACCTTATAAAAAGCAAGAGGATATTTCAAATGAATTAAATCCTTTTAAAGAAACAAATTGGAAAGAACTTGATTAAATATAGTATTGTGGAGGTGATAGTATTTGAGTGTATTTATATGACCTCCGTATGTATTTGTTATTATAATGGTAATAATATTAATTATATTAATATAATTATATGGTTTGGGAGGTTTTGGAGGTGATAGAATAGAAAAATTTATATTTTTATAAAAAAAAATATATAGAAGTTTATTAAAAAAAAATCTGAAATAAAAAGAATATAATAGAGAGAATATCATATACATGAGGGGCGATATTATGGTGTGATAATTTATTATAATAATTATTATATTTGTTATGATAAATGATAAGAGGATTTTATGAAGATTTTTATTTTACTAATGAGACCATAAAATATTTTTTTTTATATTTTTTTATGACCTTTTCAATAATAAAAAATGATGGAAAAGAAAATTAAAAAAACATATGTTTTTTTAATTTTCTTTTCCATCATTTTTTATTATTGAAAAGGTCATAAAAAAATATAAAAAAAAATATTTTATGGTCTCATTAGTAAAATAAAAATCTTCATAAAATCCTCTTATCATTTATCATAACAAATATAATAATTATTATAATAAATTATCACACCATAATATCGCCCCTCATGTATATGATATTCTCTCTATTATATTCTTTTTATTTCAGATTTTTTTTTAATAAACTTCTATATATTTTTTTTTATAAAAATATAAATTTTTCTATTCTATCACCTCCAAAACCTCCCAAACCATATAATTATATTAATATAATTAATATTATTACCATTATAATAACAAATACATACGGAGGTCATATAAATACACTCAAATACTATCACCTCCACAATACTATATTTAATCAAGTTCTTTCCAATTTGTTTCTTTAAAAGGATTTAATTCATTTGAAATATCCTCTTGCTTTTTATAAGGTTCATATATATCTCCATAAAAATATTGTAATTTATTTTGTAATTTAAGAGAGTATTTTAATATATTACGATACTCTCTTACACGAAGAAACCAATCATCACCAATAGTTTTAAGTTCAATTCGTAAATCGCCATGAAAACTAATAAATTCTTGATTTACATCTTCATATTTATCAATATATTTATTATAATTTTGAATTTCTTTTCTATGTAAATAAGAACGCCATTTTGAAAATTTATTTTTATCATTTTTATAAAAGTCTTTTATTAATTTAGTATTAATTATTCTTTTCATAAGTTGTCCTAACTTATAATTTCTTTTACATTCTTCTTGTTCTTTTTCCGATTCTATTCTCTCTCTTTCTTTTCTTTCTTGTTCTTCTTTTTTTTCTTTATTAACTTTATCTTTATCTATTGGTGGGATATTATATTTTTTCATTACTTCATGTAATTCATCTATTTTTGCTTTCTTGAGATTAGTTAGTTTTTGTCCTCGTTCTTCAAAGAATTCTTCAATATGATTAATAATATCTTTTTTAAGGATTTTCGGCATTTTGTTTTAATGATATAAATGTATATACGGATTTTCCAGTTCAATTTTTCGGAGAATCATTTAAAAGACAAAAAATTAGTAATTAAAAATTATTTAAATACAAAATATTTTATATTTTAATTATGTCTAATAATAATATAGAAGATGTACTAGTTGAAGATAATGGTATTTTAATAAGAAATTATAATAAAACACATTTAATTAATCCTATTGAAAAAAATAAAGAGAGAGAATTTTTATATATAATAGAAAAAAAAACAAATGAAATATTTAATGAAAAAAATTGGAATGCTTTATCTGTAATCTCTCCAAATGATATTTCTAAATCGTATTGTATTTGCTCTCAAAAAATAGAAACTTTATATTACATACAACATATACCTACTGAATTAATTTTTGCTGTTGGTTCTAATTGTGTAAATAAAATTAGTAATAAATTATATTTAGATATAGTTAAAACAAAATGTATTTGTGGAGAGAATATTTTAGATCGTAGAACATCAAGTGGTAGATTAGGATATTGTTCTAAAAAATGTATGCCTATGATTATTAAATTTGGAAAATATAAAAATAAATTAATTACTGATATTCCTGAATCATATATTAAATGGTTATATAAATTAGAAAATATATATGATGATTTAAAAGAAAATATAAAACTTCATTATAAAAATATTTTAGATACATAATTATTTAAATAATTAATGTTAATATATAATAATGAGTGAAATAGATCAGTTTATAGAATATAATAAAGGTAAATCTCTCAAAACAATTTCTACCTATGAGAGATTATATAAAAAATTATCTAATATATTAAATAGTGATGTATCACATGTATCACAAGATAAAATTATTAAATTAATAAATGATAATATAGATAATATTAATACTATTCAATCGTTATTAAATATTGCAATATTAGTTAGAAAAATGAAAGAACTAAATACTGATATATTATATAAAGAAAAAAAAAATAATATTGAAAAAGTTAATAAACATACAAAAGAAATAAATCAAGAAAAGAAAGATGAATTACAATCTCTCAAAGATCTATATGAATACACAGATTTTTTATATGAAAATAAATTATGGTCTGATTATATTATAAATTATTTGTTGTTGAATTATTATGTTAGAAATGAAGATATTAATTTTTTAATTAAATTAAAAAAAAAAGATACTATTGATAAAAATTATAATTATATGTGGTATGATAAAAGAAATAAAAAAGTTTTATATATAAGAAATAATTATAAGACATCGTACGCACATGGAACAAAACAACATACTATCGTAGATTCTAAATTTGTAAATGCTATTAAAAATCTTATTAACGAGAGAAAAAATAAAGATGAAAAAGAAAAATTTATTATGAATGAAGATGGTATTGGATATTATATTATGAAAGCAACTTATAAGGGTATAGGTGAAGGTAATTATTTAAAAATTATTATATTTGATAATATTAAAAATGAAAATCCACATATATTAAAAGAAATCTCTGAATCAAGGGGAACTAATGTAGATACATTAATTACAAATTATACTTTATAAATTAAATATACAAAAATAATTTAAACAAATTATTTTATACTATTTAAAATGGGGAGAAAACCGATTTATGATGATTTATATCATAAACTATCTGCCGTAGAGAGAATGAAAAGATATGATAGTGGTAAAGCATCTTTAAAATATTTACAAAAAAAATTAAATATATCTAATAATGAATTAAATGATAAATTTGGTGATTTAAATAAATTAGAAAACTTTAATAACGCATCTATGTATTTGAAAAATATAAATAATGAAAATAAAAAAGATATAAGAAACGAGCAACTTAAAATTAAATTAAAAAAAATTACAGAAGAAGAAGAAGAGAATTAAATATTTTGTATTACAAAATAAAATGTTTTACAAAACACATTTAAAAACAAAAATTATTATATATATAATATAAAATGATTAATGTTCTTTACGAACATATTAAATATGAAAAAGTACAATCATTAATTAATAATTATGAAATTGATGACGATAGTAAGAAACAATTAAAATCATATTTAAGAAAATGGGATAAAAAAGAAAAGGCATTTAGAATTGAATATGAAACACAAGGATTATGTATTGGTAGAAAATATGCTAAAAAATCTCTCTCATTACAAAACTTTAAAAGAAAGATTAGAGAAACACTTGTATTTGATACTCATACTGATATAGATATAGAAAATTGCCATTTTGTTGTTTTATCTCAATATTGTAAAAAAAATAATTTAAATTGTCCTTGTATTGATGATTATATCCAAAATAGAAATATAAGATTACAAGAAATTATTAATTTATTTGATACATCAAGAAAAATCGCAAAAGAATTATTTATTGCAATATTATATGGAGGAAATATTATTAATTATTCTTGTGAAAATTCTTTTGATATTAAAAAATCTCTACCAGAATGGGTATTTGAAATGGAAAAAGAAATTAAATTAATTACTGAATATGTATATACTATTGAAAATAATATATTTAATGATGTTAAAAAATTAAAAAAAGAAAAATATAAAAATAAAAAATCTACTTGTTTATCTTATACATTACAAGTTATAGAAGATAATATTATTACTATTGCCGTCCAAAAATTAAGACAACTTGGATTTATTATTGATACTCTTTGTTTTGATGGATTATTAATTAATACAAATAATTTTAATAAAGATATTCTGGAAGAACTATCGTCTTATTGTTTTGATTATACTGGATACAAAGTTAATTTTACAATTAAACCGATGGAATGTTTTTTTGAAATAGTAGAGAAAGAATATGATTTTTCTAATTATGATTTTAAATGTACTGATGAATATAATCAACTTTATTGCGGTTCATTAATCGGTGAATCTAGTTCTGAAACTTATGAAAAAAGAAAAGCATATATAGAATTATTTTTATGTAAAATACAACAACCTGAACCTCTCTATATTTTTCAAAATGGTATTCATAAAAAACCAAATATTCTAAAACCAGCTTCTGTCAAAGATTTATTAAAACCAATTAATAGTGGTTTTATTAATGCTATGGGTGAAATTTCTTTTTTTGATAAATGGTCGTATGATTTAAAACATAGATTATATCGTATTATTGATTTTATCCCATATAATATTGAATCTCCTTATGATGATCCTAACATATATAATGTTTTTGAAGGATTTAATAAAAATATTCTAGGTGAAAAAATGGAAAAAGAATTTATAATGAAAAAAATTAAACCTTTTTTAGATTTAACAAAAGAATTATGTGGTGGTATATCAGAACACGCAAAATATTTTATTAATTTTATAGCACAAATTTTTCAAGATCCAAATAATAAACCTCCTATTTGTATTATTATGAAAGGTAAGCAAGGGGTAGGTAAAAATATTTTATTAGACGCTATTGGTAATATGCTTAATGAAGTTCATTATATTACTTCATCTCGTCCTGATGATTTTTTTGGAACACACGCAGAGGGTTATTATAGAAAATTATTAGTTAATTTAAATGAATGTGAAGGTAAAGATACTTTTGATTTAGAAGGTAAAATTAAATCATTTATTACAGAACCAACTATTACGATAAATCCAAAGCATGAAAGACCTACACTAATTGCTAATCAAGCAAGAACTATTATTACTACAAATAAATCTAATCCTATTCCAATTGATGTAAAATCAAAAGACAGAAGATATGTTGTATATCAAGCAACAGATGTATATTTAAAATATTCAAGTAAATTTTGGACTAACTTGTATAATCATTTGAGAGAACCTGAAACTATGCAGGCGTTATATCAATATTTTATGAGTATTGATTTAACTAACTATGATTGGAGAAAAAAAAGACCTATTACGCAAGCATATAAAGAAATGTGTAATCTGTATAGTCCAATTGAAGCTTTATTTTTTGAAGAATTTGTATTACAAAATAAATGGGAAAGTTTAGATCTTGAATTAGATGAAGATGATTATATAGAAATTTCTTTTAGTGATTTATTTAATTTATATCAAAAATTTTGTAAAGAACATAAATTTTTAAAAGATGAAACAAAAGCAGTTAATAGTAGAAGTTTTAAAAGTAGATTAAAAGAAATAGAAATTCCATTCTCTCAACTTGTAAAACACGGAGGAGTTAATTATTTTAAATTTAATCCGTTTGATATTTATAATCATATTGATAGTCGTAAGTGGATAAATCTTTGGAAACAAGAAAGTGATAATGATACTGAATCTGGTGAAGATGGAGATGATAATTATTTTATATAATTAATTTTTTATTTATATTTAGTATTATATATGAATAAAAAAAATATTAAAAAATCTAATAAAAAAAATAAAAAATATATGATAGAAACTAATTCTGGAATAGTACATTTTGGAGATAAACGATACGAGCAATATCAAGACACTACTGGTCTTGGTTTGTATAGCCATTTAGATCATAAAGATAAAGAAAGGCAGAAAAATTATTGTAGTAGGGCAATGGGTATTAAAAACAAAAAAAATCAATTTACTTATAATGATCCAGCATCAGCAAATTATTATTCTGTGAGATTGTTGTGGGGTTGCTTATAAATTTATAAAATTGATTTAGAGATTTAACTTTGTATTAATATGTAGCAAAATGCCTTCATATAATACTGATAAAAATAAAGAAAAAATAAAATGTGTATGTGGTGTTATTATTTCAAAACCTCATTTTAAAAGACATATTAAATCTATTAAACATCAAGGGTATATTATTCTAAAAAATAATCTTAATAATATATAATATAATGTCTTATACAAAAACAAGGGGTAGTATATATATTTGTATTAGATCAAGAGATTTAATAAATACTTCATCAGGTAATACAGGTAATCGTGGTAGATTTGTTTTATTTGAACCAATAGAAGCAAACGACGATGAGAGATTAGCAGTTAGTTTAACATCTGCTATATTTCCAAATAGTTTTTATAATTTATCATCAATAAGCAAAAATAATTTAATTACTTTTATTGAAAACGGACAACAATATAATATACAAATACCAGATGGTAATTATAACATTACAGAGTTAATGACTAAAATTAAAGAAATTATGGAAACCGCAAATGGAGGTGCTGTAGAATATACATTTACCTATGACGAGCAAACTAATAGAGTAAGAATAATTTCTAATTCACAATTCATTACAACTTTTAAATTCACTTTCGCAAATAGTCCAAGAAGAATGCTTGGGTTTGATGCCGAAGATTACAATTTCAATAGTTTTAGTGCTTTAGTATCTAATCGTGCGGTTGATGTTACAGATACACAAAATTCTCTCTATGTACGACTTCCAAATTTATCAAATCAAAAAATAATAGAATCAAGTACAGGTAAATATAGTAATATTCTTGCAACAATACCAGTTTTATATTCAAGAAATAGTTTTTTTACTTATGATCCATCTACACCTTTTGAGATGGAATTAAGTCAAAGAAGTATAAATAGTATTGATGTTGCTATTACATTTCAAGATGAAAATATAGATGTAGATTTAGGTAATGCTGATTATGAAATAAATTTAAAAATTGATTTTTATAGCAAACCAAAAGAAAAATTTAGAGAGATTAATTTACATAAAGATATGATTAAAAAATTTGATATTTATGAAAAAGTAAATCATGACAAACAAATGAGAATGGAAAGTTTAAAAAATTTAAAATCTTTAAAAAAAAATTAATATTATATAATATATAAAATGTCGTTTGGATCGTTTTTCAAATCTCTCGGACAAAAAATAGTTAGTGGTGTGAGTTATGTAGGTAAAAAATTAGGTGACGCAGTTTCAGTAGGTGTTAAAGGTTTGAAATATGTAACAGATAAAGCAGACCAATATACTTTTGGATTAACGAGTTTTATACCTTATTATGGATTGGTTAAAGCAGGAATAGATGTTGCTGATGATGTAGTTAAATTAGCAAGAGGAGAAGAGAAACTAGATTGGAGTACAATTGGTAGAATGGGATTAAATGTAGGTTTGGGTTTATTATCTAAATATACTGGTGCTTATGAAGTAAGAGCATTAAAAGGTGCCGCAAGAACTTTTAAATCAGCAAAGGCTGCTGGTATGGGATTAAAAGAATCTACTAGTTTAGGTGCGAGAACTCTGGCTAGATCGTATGTACCAACAATAGGTGATGTAAAACAATCTTTCGCTTTTGCTCGTGCTGGTGGTAATTTAGTTCGTGGATCAGTAGCTCAAAAAAATTTAGTTGGTCTTGCTGGAGCAATAGCTCGTGGAGCAGATAAAACAGGAGAAGCAGTAAAAGGTGCTGTAAGAGCAGTTAAAACAGGTGCTAAATCAACTGAAACTTTTAATCAACCATCTGGGGGATTAGCAAATTTAATTAGATAAAAAATAATATATATAATTAATATAAATGAAAGAAGTATTTAATTTATATTTAAATTCAAAACAATCAATAGAAGGAGCATCAGTTGCAACAGATAGTTTAACATTTGATTTAGGTAGTGCGGTTCAGAATATGCCTCACTTATCTCAACACGCAAATTTAGGATATTGTTATGTAAAACTCGCATATATGGCGATAGGTCATAATGCTAATAATCTATCTTCTTTTTCAACTATGTTAATTGAAATGAACTCACCGCAACCATGTGGTGCTAGGACAGACACAGCAGGCGGAGGTTTAGTATCAAGTAATATAATTGGATTAATGCCTTTGGCGACAAGTAGTTCTCATTTTTTTACTAATAGAGATACTTTTGAAAATGAATATGTTAAAGTAGCAAATATTTTTAAAGGTTTAGTAAATATTAAACTCAAAAAAGAAGATGGAACATTATTATCACTTTTTTCAAGTAATAATTATGAAATGCTATTAAGAGTATATTTTGATGAAACATGTTAAATGTTTAGCAAAAAAAATGTAATAAATAAAATAAAAGTATAAAAATTTTTATATTATTGTATAATATAAAAATGTCTATGGATCAAGAAAGAACTTTCCAAGAGGATTTAAGTGAAACCCCTTCCGTCCTCCGTTATAGTGATTTGCTTAAAGTGGGTTCGCCATTAGCAAATATGCAATACCATACTCTCATACCGAGCAACGGACAAAGTTATGGTCCAGACCAACAGATAAGAATTCCATTTAATGTACCTACTGATTCTTTTGTAAATTTTAAAGGTGCTTATCTTAAATTTAGAATTACTAATGGTAATCAGGCAACAGATGATTTAGCACTTGATGGTGAAGCTGGTTGTGCTGCTGTAATTGATACTTTTAGAGTTGTTAATAGTGTTGGTTCTGTTTTAGAAGAAATAGTACATTATAACTCTGCTTATGCTCTTATGAATGGTATGGTTTCCGACAACCATCGTCAATCGTCTATGGCTATTACAGAAGGAACGAGTAAAACTCCTCTTTCAAATGTTGCTGTTGGTGAAGCTACTGGTTTCGCTGCTCTTCCTACAGATCGTGTTATAATTTCAAAAGGTGGTTCTTTTACAGGAACACACTATCCTATGTCTGGATTTATGGGTGGTAGTGACAGATTATGCCCATTAGGTTTCCAAAATGGTGTATCATCGTTGGAGCTTACACTTGCAAGTTTAAATACTCCTTTCATTACAAAAACAACAACAACTTCCACTTCTTTTAATTGGACTATTGATAATGTTGAACTTCATATACCAGTATTAACTATGGGGCCAGAATTTAACGCATCATTCCGTCAAGTTCTCTCGGCAGGTATTCCTATTAATTGGGCATCTACTTCATATCATAACGTTCAGTCATCATTACCTTCTGCTGTTGGTAATGTTACTATTACAACTGCTTCACGCAAACGATCTGTTAAATCAATTTTTAGTATGTTTAGAAAAGCAACTGATGTTACTAATCTTAAAGTAGATTCTGTTTCTTGCAGAAGGTCGCTTGATGCTACACAATATCATTATACAATTGGTGGGCAGAGAATGCCATCTAAACCTATCGCTATTGCTGGTGCTGGTGTTAGAGGTGCTATTACAGATGGTTCTCAAAGAGATATAGGAGAAGTATATTCTAATCTTATGATGTCGCTCTCTAATCTTGGTAATATTTATTCGGCATCTTGTTTTACTCCTGATAATTTCTTTACACCAGATAATAACACAAATGGTACTGGTACTAAAAATATTGGTTGTCGTGTTGCCTATGCTCTTGATTTAGAATCATACCCCCATTCTAACGTTCAGAGTGGTATGTCCCTTGCTAATCAAGGTCTTCCTATTGTTTTTGAAATAACTACAAATACAGGAGGTAGTAATGCTGGTTCAAGCAGTCCTATTCTTATGGATCAATTCCTCCTTTATGATGTTATATATTCGTTGGACGGCGTTTCAGGAACTATTGTTGCTAATGCTTAAATTATATTTGCTTTAATCCTCCTCCCATGCAAAAAAAGTAAATATAATATTATTTTAAAATATTTAATAATATTATATGAAACCATTATTTAAACCTAAAAAAGAATTATCACAAACACAAAAAGATTTAATGAAAACACATAGTAAGCATCATACTAAAAAACATATGGACGAAATGAAATCTCAAATGTTAAAAGGATTTTGTTTTCAACAAGCACACCAAATAGCGATGAAAAAACACGGAAAATAAAAATATTATATTATATAAATGGGTTATACTTATAAACAAAAATTTAATCGTAAATATGGATTTAAATTAAATGAACCACACAATTTAGAAGAGATTGCGAAAATTACAAAATATAAATTATCAGGATTAAACACTATTTTTGAAAAGGGTGAAGGAGCATTTACATCAAATCCTCAAAGTGTAAGACCAAATGTTAAAAACGCACAGCAGTGGGCATATAGCAGGATTTACGCCTCCCTTGACCCTACTTCAAAATCTCATAAAATAGATAAAGTTCATTTAAAAAAATAATATTTAGTATATTTATAAATGAGTTGGATTGAGGCATTAAAAAAATATAATAAACAAAAAGGGGGGAAATATAAAATTCCAAAAAAAGGAACAGCAGAATATAACGAAGTTAAGAAATTAATGAATAAATAAAAATATTAATAACTATATATATGGGCGAACCAGTTTCAATAACTATATTAATAGCTTCCGTTGGGAGTTTGATTGCTATATTATGTGATAAAATGAAAAATTCAAGATGTAGTAGAATTATTTGCTGTTGTTGTGAATTGGATCGTGAGGTTTTAAAAACAGAAGAAGAAAAAATATAATATATATATTTATATATGAAATTAAGTGAATCAGATTTAGAAAAATTAAAAAATTTAAAAGTTGATTCAAAATGGAGTTCTCTTAAATCAATAAAAGAAATTAATGATGAGATTAAAAATTTAAACATATACGATGAAAAAATATCTCAAACATGTAGAAATTATTTAAAAAATGATGTTGTTAAAGATAAAAGTTTTGTATTAGAAAAACTTTTACAAAAATGCAAACAAATAAAAAAACCAAAAGAAAAAAAACCAAAAAAACCAAAAAAAGGAAAATCAACTGCGGCACAAGATAAAAGATTATTACAGCAAAATCCAGTTCTTCCTATTCCACCAAAAGAAAAAAGTTATATTGAAAAAAATGGTAGTAAAATATTTAACGCATTAGTAAAAGCAGATGGCGACCCTGTTAAAGCATTAGAATTATTATCAAAAGATAAAGATTTTTTTAATGATACAAAAAAAGGATTAGAATCTGTTTTAATGGGTGTTATATCTTATTTTATTACAGATACACAATTAGCACAAAAAACATTTACAATTACAACTACTATTATATCTGTATTAGCTGGTTTATATAGATTAAGTCAATTAGGATATATTAAAAAATTAAAAAAAAAAGCAATAGATTTTCTTGATTTTGGAGGAGGAGGAAATGATGACGATGATGATGATGATGATGATGATGATACAAGAAGAGATTTTACAATTAATTTAAATCCTGAATTGAGAGATATTGTAAATAATATTCAAAATAATAATGTAGATAGTGATAATCAAGATGATAAAAAAGATGATAAACAAGATGATAAAAAAGATACAAAACAATCTGGATTATTTCCACCTCCTCAATCTAATTCAACATTAACTGCAAGAAGTGGTAATAATGAAGTTTTTTCATTTTTAAGACAACAAGCACAACAACAACAACTAGAACAATTAAAACAAGCAAGAAGAAATCAAGATTTAATTTTACAAGAACAACCTACACAAAGAAAAGAACCAACTCCTATAAAAACAGAAATTCCAAAAAAAGAACCAAAAATAGATAGAGAACAATTTACAAGTGATGGTTATACATATTTTAAATATGATAGTCAAGATAAATTTAATGAAAGATATAAAAGAGAATTTGATAGTTTAAGAAAAGAAGAAAAATTTAAAAATTTTAAAGATAGTGATTTTTTTGATTCTTACCAAAAAGCATTTGATAAACAAACTTCAAAAGATAGTTTAACTGATTTATTTAATAATAAAAATGTTGATATTAAAAAAACTGATAATGTTGTATCTAAACCTGTTGTATCTGAATCTTTAAATATTCCAGAAACCGCAAAAAAAGAAACCATAATTGAACCAGAATTAACACCGATGGGTAATAACTTACCTACACGACCTGAATATGTTACACCTCCTACATATTGGGATAAACTAAAAGAAAATTTACCTTTAATGGCTGTTGGTACTGGTATGGGTGTTTTATATGGTGTTAATGTTATTTCTAATAATATTTTAAGACGAAGACAATCACAGATGACAGATGGTTTATTAGCACTTCCTCCTTCACAAGAAAGAAATGATAGATCATTAATTGCTTCTTCATCTGCTGG